TCTACCCATACATCTCCTGCACTTGCACCTGTTGGTTCTGTTGATGAATATGTTGCACTAGTGGGTGCATATGCACCACCTGCTACTTTGTATAGATCCAAACTGTTGATTGTGTTATCAAACCAGTAAGTGCCACTTGCTACTGTAGCAGTCGGTGTTGCATCTTGTGCTAACACTGTAGTTGCACTTAAATCGCCAACTATACCGCCTGTGATAATTTCTCTAAGAATAATAGTAGCTTTGGTATTTGCTTGTTGGTCTAACAAGTATTGACCTACTACGGCTGTACCAGTTGCTAATGCAGTTACACTTGATCCATCTTGTGGAACAAAGTCTGTAATAGCGCCAGCACCATCTGCTTGAGTAGTACTAATACCTTGTACTGTTGCACCTACAAATGAAGTACCGTCATGTAAACTTAATGCTAGATTCAAACCATTACCTGGTCTTGTGGTCTTAACCCAAATATCGTTATTAGCAGGACCTGCTGGAGCACTATAATGTTCGTCATATGTTACAGCTTCACCACCACTTAGTGCGGCATCACTGTCTAGTATTTCCCATGCGCCACCTACACCATAAAAGTATTCAATACTCATTTGTCTTGCTGGACTTGTTGATACTTCATTATCAACATGTACTACAACTAGGAATGTTCCGTTTGTTGTGGCACTTGCGGCTGTAGCTGGTGTATGTACATCACCTACAACGTCTGTACCGTCATCTACGTTAACTTCAACTGCTGGAATTTTGTTAACCCACTTACTAGAAGCATTATCGTATTGATGGATACCAAATTTACTAGCATCTGTATCTAACCATAATGTATTTGCTGTACTATAACTCGCAACTGGTGCGGTTGTACTTGCTTCTAATTGACCTAAATTTAAGTCTGCTCTAACGACAAATGCTTGGCTACCTTGTCCAAGATAACTATATGCCGCCATAAGACCATATTCACTGGTCTCACTACCTTGTACTACACTAGATCCGCTTGTGGTAAATGTTGGGTTACCAAAAAATTGTGTTAATTCTCTCTGACTTGTTACTTTAACAACTTTGCCAGCTTGAGCACTTTTGGTGAACTTTGCAATTCCGTCAGCTTCACTTCCTGTAGGATCTGTTTTGTCCTGACGTGTTGCAACCATTAGTAGTGGTACTGTACCGGCGCCCGGAGCACCGTATGCACTTTCATCTACTACTGATACATTTACACCAGGGGATACTAATACTGCCATGTCTTTCTCCTTATAAAAGTATTTGCTTCTAGTAGTATTTACCTGGACCACTATATATCAGGGTGGTTATGAGAGTTAACCTAGTAGTTAATGAATTAGTCAAAAAAAATAGGACCCGAAGGTCCTATTTTGAGGGGGGATATTTGGTTATTAAGCAAACATCTTTGCTCTGCTACCATTTACATCACGAGCAGTAATGCTATATCGTGTTGCGCCTGTTGTAGCAATATCAGTCTTGACGTTAAGTCCAGCTGATTTCATTTCGCTCATTCTAGCAGGAAGTTGCTGAATGCCAAACCTTGCATTTGCGTCTTTCGCAGTCAAAGTTTTACCAGTACCTCGTAGATAAGTTTCTAGGAAAGTCTTCTGGTTAGTTTTAATTGTAGTAAAAGCCATTATTGCCTCCAGTTTTTTAAAATCAACTTAAGGTGTTTCCCTAAGTTATTCATGCAGTATAGCACCACATAAATTCGTTGTCAACCTTTTTTATCCCCAATCTTTAAAATCTCCAGCATCTTCATTGTCATTATACCCTTTGGTATATGCAGTGATCTCAGCTGGTGTCATCATTTCCATTGGGATACAATCGCTCTGCATACTAGCGCCTGTATAATAGTGTGGTTGGAAACCTCTTCGGTAGTAGCTGTCTGCCCCACCTCGGTCATATGGACCGCCATGTCTATCATCATACTTCATTTATATTCTCCACATCTGCAAATTTTACAACATAAGTTTTTGGTTTACCATCTACTTTGGAATCTTCAACTTCCATAAGTTTGGTGTTCAAGTCACGAGCAACAATGGCTCCAGTGCTTGTATAATCTCCAATTTTCTCAACTGGTATGTCTGCTAAACTGTACATACCTCCCGGACGACCAAATGTATCCAGTGGAATATTTTTTACTGTAAAGGTGCATTCATATCCTTTACCAACTTCAAGTGTTTCGGGTGTAATCATAACTTACTCCTATCCAAAAAACCATATTAACAATGCACCAACAACTATCCAAGGTGCATACTTCCATCCAATTTTTATTGCGCCAAATACCACTGCTAGAAACACACCAACAGTGACGCCACCAATAATGAGAGGTTTTAAAACTTCCCATGCAAGGTCAAAATCTCCGCCCATTATGCAGAGACCTTAACTATACCAAGTTTAACATCATCGAATACTTTTTGCAAGGCTTGCATTATCCATTCTTGCTTATTTTTTTCAGCTTCGACATAGGCATTTTTTACACCTTCAAATTCAGCTTTTGAAATTGATTTTACTTCAACTGGTAGATAAGTGTATGCCATTTTGTTCTCCTTGTTTAAAAAAAGTGCCGGGCTTTTAGTGTGGTCGCTTCACTGTCAGTCTGACTAGTCCGGACTTTTAGCTAGCCAGCCCCTTAACTCCTTGCTTCACCATAACTTTCAATTCTTAAGGGAGAACCTACTCGTGCTTTTTGCGGTGTTACGTTATGCTAATCCATCTTCTCCGACTCCTCTTGGTTGAGGGTTTAAACAAATAAGGGTTTCATTTTTGAGAACACTTTGTTAAAAGCATTCACTTCATATTCAAAATGCTCAAAGAAAACATCATCATCTTCAGCATCGGACTTACAATGTTCTTCCCAAGCACGATTCATTGCTTCCATACCTTCAAGCATGTCACCGTTACCAAAGTTTTTAATTGTACGACATGCATCATCAAAGGTCACATTCATCTCATAAAAGCTAGGGATTCTAAACATCTATCAACTCCTTGTTTCTAACTATACATACACTATAGCACCAAGATGTCATACTGTCAACCTTTTTTATACGATTTTTTCAATCTTTTTTTGTAATTCTTCTAAACTTGATTCATTGCATACAATTTGATCAAAACTACTATTACTTTCAATCCATGCCCATTCACTTGGGTGTACACCTTCAGGTTTTATGCCTTCATCTCTATAAGAGTAGAACCAAGTTGGTAATTCGCCTCGGCGTACTTGCCATACTTGACCTTGTATATTATCAATCATACGCATTTCATTGGGGAAGCGAACATCAGGTATTACCCAATTTGTGTCTGGATTCTCGAGTATTTGTTTTTTTACTAAACTTACCCAAATACCGTCAAAAAATCCGTTACGCATACAATCAGTACCAAACAACTGAAGCACAAGGCGAGGGGTAATTTCTTTACCTGCTTCGTTTGTCCAAAATTCATCTGCTTTTTCTCGCCATATACGACTTCTATCAGTATCGCCTTCCAACATATCTCTATCCCAGTCAAACACACTGGCAACACCATCTTTAAGTTTGTCAGCAAAACTAAGTTTTTGGAAGTTATGATTTTCCACTAAAATATCGGCAACGGTTCCTTTACCACTGCCGATTAAACCGCATATACCAATTATCATACGCTACTCCGTAAATTGTTATTTTTTACAGTTTAGCGTAAATTTTAAGAAAAGTCAACCGATAATAACGCCAAGTCCAGCTTGACCATCAGCAAAGTATTTGAGATCATCTTCTAGTTTATCCATAGCAGTAAGAGCATCGTTACGCAATGCATCTGCATTTAAACTAGTACCACCTTGTGGTCCTGCAATAGTATTGAACTTACCACGTGCTTCTGCTAACATAAGTTTTGCATGGGCAAGTGCATACTCTTTGATCCACGGACTGCTATATGGATCAGTTAATAGTTCTTCGTCATTGCGTTGTTTGTATACATGAATAAAAACTGTATCTGGTGCTTTAATCTTTCTATGAAGCAATAACTTTTTGGTTACTGTATTCCAAGTGAATGTATATTCTCCACCAAACATCTTAGATAAATGTTCTCTGTGTTGTGCTAGTGCATCATAAATGCCTAAGCCTCCTGCTCTACCACTGTATAACAAAAAGTTGTTTAGGTATGCAGTTTCAAATGGTTCAATGTCACCACTACTAGCACTGCTAAGTGTTCCACTACTACGTCTATAAACATCCTTAACTTCGATAACTTCATTATCTAATGTATATTCCGCCTGATCCACAAGTAAGTTAAGTGCAACAAATGCTTCTTCGACTGCATTCTCGCTACGTTGTCTATACTTTTCAAAACTTTTATCCATAGATAATTCATAGTGTTCAGGGTCAAGTTCAACGTCAACCATTTGTCCACCAAGTCTAAGTTCTATCTCTTTTGTTAATTGATCTCTAAGTGCCATACTAATATTTATCCGTTATAGTAATCCGCAGTGTACTTGAGCAGTTGTTTAATTTCTTTACTGTTTGGTTCGAAAACAGTTCTGTATCTAGCATAACTAGGCAAATCATTTTTATATGCTTCTGGGTTTCGTAACACTTGTTCTGGATTATCAGTATCTTTTATTTCGCTAGCAAGGTCACTGCCGTATGCCATAAGTTCATGTGGATCACGCAAATATTCACGCATCCAATCTTTAGGGTCTCCGGTTTTATTTGCTAGTTCGGTACCTTTTTGGTGACCACTTTTCATTTTGTTAACTCTATCCAAGCCAATCTTAGTATACTGATTCCAATGAATAGTTTCGTGTGCAAGCATACGCATTACAATTTGTTTGAAAGTTTTTGGACCATACTTGCCTGCAAGATTCTTTGTAAACAAATACACTTGCATAAATTTACCATCTTTGTCTATGCCAGCTTCTGCACTGATCCATTCGTTTGGATCTTCACGTTCTTGGTCAACGGCAAAAAACTCTATAGGTAAATTGTTTTGATTGTTTGAGTTAAGTATTTCTTCTAGTTCGTCTATATCGTCAACGTCATTGCTATCGTCTAAGTAGTCTTGATACTCTTCGATACTGTCGTCAAGAATCTGTTCAACCTGACTCATAAACTTTTTGTCAGGCTCTACCCGTGCTTCGACTATCTCATAAACTTTCATACAACTATTTATTTGAAGGCTTTGAGAATGATAGTGTCTGAATTAAATCTACCATTCATTTTAGTTTCAGTTGTTTTGAGATATCCAAATTGTGCTTTTAGTTTGTGTTTGGTAACCTTTTTCCAGCTAGGCAACACTTCACTAGGTTTGCGAACTGTCTTTTGCACACTACGAGTTTCGCTAAAGTGTTGCAGTGTAGTTCCTTTAACTTTAAACTGTGCATGGTCTTCTGCGTAATAAACGCCTATCTTACGGTTCTTTGTATTGAATACTACTACCGCAGTTGCATCAATAATCTCACTTGGATTAATACTAGCAATACCAAAGTCTCCATCACTAGGCTTAAACTTGAGCTTTTTAACAAGCTCTTGAGCACTTTTAACTTTAGGTTTACGAACTGCACGATTTTGTTTTTGTTCAGCTTTCATAATTTCAATAGCATCATATAGTCGCTTGTAAAAGTCTGTAAGTTCTTTTATTTGAGCTTTGCTATATGTACTGTAACCTTCAGCAAGTTGCTCTTGCATATCATCACGTTTTTTAGCAGGAGGCAGATTATTAAGCTCTTGTAGTTCTTCATAACTACCACTGTACCAGTTTGTTACAAAACGTAAATGTCCAAGATTGATTTGATTTTTCTTAAACAGTTTAATTGGGTGTACATCTTTTAACGGATTCTTTTTGGGATCACGCATCCAGTTGTCAATCCATTCGTCTAGTTCACCTGTTTTTTCTTCAGCCGCTTCTTGTAGACGTTCTTGTATACTAGGCACATATACATTTTTAGTTGTAGCTTTTTTCTCTTCAACAATAAGTTTACCAGCTTCTACAAGTTCAGTAATCTTAGGCTTAATATAATCTGTCATAGGAGCAATATCGCCACCTGTGCCTGCACATGCTTGCCAATATTCCTGTTCCTTAGGATTATAATCAGGACAACCATCTAACAACATACGACAGTAGATACCTACTAGTCCTTCATGTTTTGCCGCTTTTTTTGCATTTGAAATATCTGACTTACTATACTCGTTTTGTTTCATCCAAGTAAACATGTGTTCAATATTTTCAGTATGCTTGTAGTTCATATACCAGAAATCATTTACATTGCGTTTTAGTCTATGGAATTTATCACCAGATAAATTTTCCCAGTTTTCAAAACTAGGCGCTTGTAGTCCACGTTTGCTAATTCGCTTCAGTGGCGTTTTCTTTTTGACCGCCCGACCTGTAATTTTATTGACTCTAGCCATAATTTTCGCCTCTCTGTATGTGCCTTTACACATTAATTTAGCATCTTTGACATATTTGTCAAGTCCTAAGATATCGATAAATAACTGTATGCCAAGATTGAGCTTATACAAACCGACCAAAACTAACGATTATCACTACATGGATCGTAATATCCGTGAACAGTTTAGTATTGGCGGAACAGGTGTACATGTACACAAATACCTAGGACCTGCTGTTACAGCAGATAAAAATGATCCTAGTCAGCCCAATTATATTGATGGCAGAGAAGTAGATCCACTAAGTGGTGAGTTTATAAATGTTGAAGGCATTATAAACGAAACCAAAGTACAAGATTTACTTTTTATGGAAAACAGAGATAGAAAATACGACAAAGACATTTTTGAATTGCGTGGTGTTTACAATGTACAAGATACAGATTTTGACCTAACACAGTTTGGATTATTTCTAAGCAACGATATGTTGTATATGAATTTTCATATGAACGAAATGGTTGAAATAATGGGTAGACGTTTAATGCCTGGTGATGTACTAGAACTTCCACATCTCCGAGATGCACTTTTACTAAGTGCAGATAAAAAAGCAATTAACAAATATTATGTTGTTAATGATGCAAACAGAGGTGCAGAAGGCTTCAGTCAAACTTGGTACCCACACATTTGGCGTGTTAAACTAAGCCCACTAACAGACAGCCAGGAATACTACGATATACTTGGAGATGGAAGTGATTCAGAAAGTCTCAAAGCTGATCTCAGTACATACAAAACAGAATTTAATATCAGCGATGCTATTGTTGAAGCCGCTGATGTAGAGGATCCAACTGGTATAGCAATGACTGAACATTTGTTTGGTTATGATTATCCCACCAGTGGAGGAATTGTAAATCGACAAAATAGTTACAATCACGGCGAAACCATTAACAGCGGTGATCAATTTCCAAGCAATCCTGCAGAAGGTGAATATTTCATTAGGGTAGATTTTGAGCCAAATAGATTGTTTGCTAGAAGAGGTAGTAGATGGCATAGATTGTATGATAATATTACTGACCAAACATGGAGTGATAAAACATACAATGCAAGTGACTATATATTCAATGATAAAACGACTGTAGTTAATGATAGAGAAAACAAAGAACTACAACCAATGAGTGGCGTTATACCTGCCCGCCCTGACAACAATCTAAAAACTGGTGGATATGCCAGTTCAGGTTATGTTGCAAAAGGTTATGTAGCGTCTTAGGGAGAATAGAATGACGATAGTAAAAAGATTAGACAAAGGCAGTGAACTTACACATGCAGAACTAGATGGTAACTTCACTGACTTAGACACTAGGGTAACTGTAATAGAAGGATCAAGTGGATTATCCAATGTTGTAGAAGATACAACACCACAACTAGGTGGAGCGTTAGATACCAACGGCAACAATATTACTTTTAGTGGTAACACTAAAGCACAGTTTGGTGCCTCTCAGGATTTATCAATATTCCACAACAACAACCATTCAATAATACGGGAAACAGGAACTGGAAGCCTTTATCTTCAAAGTGACAACAATGTAATACTTTCCACTGATAGTAGTACAAAAATTATGGTAAAAGGTATTGCCAATGGAGCAACAGAACTTTATCACAATGACATCAAAAAGTTTGAAACTACAGCAGATGGCGTCGAAGTAACAGGTACGCTAAATGGTCATACTATTCCAGCAGGTACAGGAACACTAGCACTTTTAAGTGATATTGGAGGTGGCGGTGGTGCTACTAATATGGCAGGGCTTACTGATGTTGACAGTGTTGACACAGTTGCAAGTGGCGACTTTTTGCTATATGACGGAAGTTCAACGGAATATAAATTTGTTGCTTTTGAAGCAGAAGTAAATGGTTTAATTGACGGTAGAACTGGCAGTTCAGGACATGTAAGTACACAATCACAGTACACAACCAAAGTAACAACAGATCCCGCAGACCCAACAGACACTGCACACCATGTACTAAGCAATACTGGTACACCAAGTATACAAGGTGCAAGTACAGCATGGTACTACGGTGACGTAATAAGTGATCCAGCAAACCCAACAACAAGTATAGTACTTGATATAGATAGTGCTATACTAACAGGCGATGTTATGGGAGATATTACTAGTAACGGTACAAGCACATTTAATGGCACTGTGGACTTTAGTGCAACCAGTAGCGTAGACTTTACAGGTGCAACTGTAAGCGGATTGAGTGGCAGTACATGGGCTACACTAGGTGATAAAGATGGTGCCAATGGCCCATCAGCTCTAGTACTTGGCAGAAATGCTATAGCACAAAGTTCATACGGAGTTTCACTTGGTAATCAATCATTGACAGATGGCTATGGTATAGCTATTGGTATGGAAACACAAGCCGCTGGTTATGATGTAAATGTTGGTTCTTTCTCAGGTAAAAACCATGTAGTAACAGACCACGGATACAGAGTTGCTATAGGTGCTTTTGCACAACAAAACGCTAATCCAGGAAATGAAACTGGCGTAGGTGCAATAGCTATTGGTACTCTAGCTGGTGATGCAAACCAAGGCGCAAATTCTGTTGCTATAGGTCGATATGCAGGTAGAAACAATCAAGCCGCACAAAGCATTGTACTTAATGCTACAGGTGTAGACTTAGAAAATATAACACCAGACAGTTTCGTTGTTAAACCAATTAGACAAGAAGCGACAGCACAAGCATTGTATTATAATCCTGTAACAGGTGAAGTTACATATGAAGCCGCTGGAGGCGGAGGCGGTGGGTCAGGTTTACAAAGCAGAATCCTAAGAACAAACCAAACTTCAAGTTTGGCAGATGGTGCTGAAGCAGACTTAGACATCACAGGATTCAAAGCATACGCACTACTGACTATCACAACAGACAGAGCGGCTCGTGTAAGAGTGTATGTGAATGCGGCAACAAGAACAGCAGACGCTTCAAGAGCAGAGGGTGTTGATCCTACATCAGACGCAGGACTTATTGCAGAAGTTATCACAACAGGTGCAGAATCAGTTATTATAAGCCCAGGTGCTTATGGATTTAACCTAGAAAATTTTACAACAACAAATATACCGTGTAGGGTTACAAACAAAAGTGGTAGCACAAGCACAGTGCAGGTATCTCTAAACGTAGTACAACTGGAGGCGTAACATGGAGTTGTTCCAAGTAACACTCAAACGTGGCGAAGACATTGATGCGTTTTATGACGATATGGAAACACCAGGCGGTGCTATAACTATTCCAGATAGAAAAGTAGAGTGTGAACAAAGACGACCAACTTCAAGAACCACAGGCTATATGCTTACCTTAGAAGAAGCACAAGAAGTAAGTTATGATGACAGAGTAGAAGTTGTTGTTCCGCAGAGTGTGTTGGACAGACAGACTGTGGTTAACGATGCTACATACAACGGTAGATTTACCAAAAGCACAAGTCCAACTGGATCAACATTTACAAACGCCAATGGTGATACTAGAGTAACATACACCAATAATGATCACTACGCTTGGGGAATATTAAGACACATTGAAAGCACCAACAGATCAGGTTGGGGAAACGATGCTGGAAGTTCGTCTGGCAGGCGTGTTGATGATACTGTAACATATTCAGCAAGTGGCAAGAATGTAGATATTGTCATTGTAGAAAACAACACATTAAGTGATCACGCAGAATATTCAAGCAGATTAGTAGATTATAATTGGGGACAACACTACAACACAATCACAGGTGGCACAAACTACACCTACAGCAACGCAGATGCTCGTGATAACTTTAGTGCAGAAGATAACCATCCAACGGCAGTGGCCTCATATGCGGCAGGTGAAAGATTTGGACTTGCCAAAGATGCCAATGTGTATATGTTAGACTTAACCTACGAGAGAAGCAAATCAGGTGGCAACAGCAATAGCAGAGCTTTCGCATACATTAGAGAATTTCACGCAAACAAATCTATCAACCCAGCAACAGGTAGAAAAAATCCTACCATTGTGAATGTGAGTTTGGGCACGATCAATACTTATTCAGGTGCCAGTGTAGCACACTTCCAAGGTAGCACATTAGACAAAGGCAACGGCAGTACATTCCTTACTGATGCTGAACTGTTGGCTCGCGGAGTATACAAGAACGCTGGTAAGACGTGGACTACGTTTACAAGCAACACCAACTTCCAAGTAAACAGTCCTTCACCTGACAGTGATCTAGTAGATGCTATAGCAGAAGGCGTTATTGTGGTTACTTCGGGTGGCAACAACAACAGATACACTGATGTATTAGGTGGCGACAACTATGACAACTATATGGTTACTGGCGCCGCATATGCGAACAAAGACTATTTCTTCAACGGCTACTATCCATTCAGAGATTATTACATGCGTGGCGATAACTTTTCACTCAACGGAGCAATAAACGTAGGCGCTTTAAGCAATGACACAGATGAAGGTAAAGCAGACTTCAGCAACTGGGGACCGGGCATAGATGTATATGCCGCTGGAGAGACTGTAATGGGTGCTATGATGAAAGACGATATTACTTACGGAAATCCCTATTACGGACAGTTAAGCAACACACCAAAATGGGATACAATGGGTGTGCAAAACGGCACAAGTTATGCTTCACCTTTTATAGCAGGTATGTTGGCTTGTTTAGCAGAAGTATATCCCACACTCACACAAGCACAAGCAAGAGCATATTTACAAAACAATGCTGTCACAGGATTGATGGCGGATACAGCAGACGCAATAGATGTAGATGTAAGTACAAGAGTAAGCACGGACGGTTCAAACATTGATAGAATAGCACTATGGAAGAATCACAGACAAACATCAGGTAATATGGCGTTCAACACATATAACAAAGACGTAAATGATCGTCCTACAAGTGGATTGATGTATCCACGTACAAGAACACGTAGGCATGGGTAAATACTAATATGGCATATCAAAGTTCAAAACTTACAGCGGTACCTTACTTTTACGATAAACAACTTCGTAGATATATTCAGCAGTTCATAAGAATATTTGCTGGGTTTCAAGTTGCAATGCATAGCGATAGTGCTGGTAATGTAGTTTATCAAACTGCTCCAGTACGTTATGGTGACGTGAGTAGAATGGCGGCGCATATTGTAAGAGAAAATTCTGAGAATATGATACAAACTACTCCTTTTATTAGTTGCCATGTTACTGGATTAGAAACTGCACCTGATAGAAGAACTTTTGCACAATACGAAGAAACTGTTCCTGTGTTCGAAAAGAAATACAATGAAGTAACTAACAGTTATGAAAATGAACAAGGCAATTCGTATAGCATAAAAAGACATCAACCTGTGCCTTACAATTTAACAATGCAAGTAGATGTATGGACATCAAATACAGAACAAAAATTACAACTACTTGAGCAAATACTTGTACTGTTTAATCCAACATTGAACATACACACAAGCGACAATGCATTGGATTGGAGCACACTAAGCTATGTAGAATTAATTTCTAACACTTGGAGTATGAGAGCAATACCTAGTGGAGTAGATGACATAATTGATATCAGCACAATGACTTTTAATATGCCTGTATTAATTAATCCTCCAGCAAAAGTTACTAAACAAACAATTATTCATACTATCATTGATAACATTAACGACACAGACGATGCTGGACTAGCTTCACTCAGATCAGGTAATAGCTATGTACCTTTGTTTACAAGTTACAAAGTAGTTACATTGGACAACTATAAAATGCGTTTTACAATGAATGCAAACGGAGTTGGCACTGCACAATTACTAAGTCAAAGTGGAACTAACAGTGATGCAAATGGCATCTTAAATTGGAAAGATGTGTTTAAACCATTTGGTGAATTCAGAGATGATATCAGCCAACTAAGACTAAAACAAACACAAGATCCTGGAGACACACAAGGTGATATTATTGGAACAATTAAAATTGATCCAACCGATGTTAACTTACTAGAAATAACAATGGATTCAGCTACATTTCCAACAATGACACAACAGGCAATTGATGCAGTGATAGATCCACAAGCAAACGTTCCTGGTGATGGTACACTTGCCCCGGCGGCATCTGGTCAAAGATACTTGTTGACCAAATCCACAGCAGGCGGAGCAGGTTGGGGTGGTGTTGGTTTAGCAAATGATATTATTGAATATGATGGTGCTAATTGGATAGTTACGTTCGATGCTATCTCAAACGGATCTACAGAACAATTTGTCACAAATACTTTAACTATGGATAGATTAAAATACAACGGAACTAGCTGGATAAATGCATTTGAAGGCACTTACAATCCAGGATTTTGGCGAATATACCTATAATGATACAAGCAAGTGGTTGTTGTTTTCTTGCCTTAGATACAGGCAGGATTATGCTACAACAAAGAAGTAAAAAGTCTAGTCACCCATTAACTTGGAGTTTTTGGGGAGGCAAAGCTGATAAAAATGAACGTCCTATAGAAACATTGCTAAGAGAATGTAAGGAAGAAATTGGACCACTACCCGACATTGCCAAAGTACATCCGCTACATACATTCTTAAGTGATGATAAAAAGTTTACCTACAATACATTTTGTGTAACAGTGTTTGAAGAATTTATACCTAGTTGTAATCACGAAAGTAGCGGATACAGTTGGGTAAGTATAAACTGTTGGCCCAAGCCACTACACAGAGGTGCTAGAGTTGTTTTAAGCAATAAACAATTAGTAGATAAACTTGTAACTATATATGAACGTGAAAAAGATCAAACAGACTTACCAAATTGGTTAGACAGTTTCTGACTTTTGACTATCGCCTTTGCCAATCCTAAAATTATCTTCAACACTATCTGGAGTGCTTACTTCAATTATAATACTGTCGTCTTCCATTGCAACTAATTGATGTGGTAACATTGGCTGATTGCGCCAAGTGTCTCCGGTCTTTAATACCGAGCTTGACACTTCGGCATTTGTACAATCCATTATGTTAAGCATAAAACTACCTTTCAACACATACCAACTTTCATCTTTGTTTCTGTGAAAATGCATACTAAACTTAGATCCTTTACGATCAAAGAACATAAGTTTACCACAATACTTTTCGTTGGTTGCCCAGATTAATTCTCGACCCCAACCTTTTTCTTGTACTCCGTCTAATTGTGTCATCATACCTCCAACATTTCACTAAATTTTCCAAGTGGACTAGGTATCCAATTAAAATTTATTACATATCTTGCTTTTGTATTTGTATGAGTAGTTCCGCTATGCTTCCAATTTGAAGGAAATATAACAAATCTGTTTTCAATACTTTCCACTATGCCATAGTTTTCTATATATGTTTCGCCATCGTTACTGTTGAGATAAAATATTCCAGTCAACGCTCCTGGCACATATGTATCTATATGTAATCCGTGCCTAACAATTTTGTCAGATCTCGGTAGTAAGTTAATTTTTATCCTAATTATTTGTATTGGTTCAAAAATATTTATGAACTTAGACATTAAGTTATATGTATGATGATCAGTACAGATACCCATGTTTCCGTGTACATGATGATTGAACTGATATTGATAAAGTTCATCTACTTCTGCATTTTTATCCTTTTCATCAACTACATTTGGATTAAATTGCCAAGGAAAATTTGGATTCTGTATATGTCTACAAACTTCTTCCATGTCATTTTGACTTAATGCATTATCAATTATTTTCATTCCATTATCCTTTTAATTGTATCTGACGTACTATAGCTTTCTACAGTTGGCACAATATGCACAGGTGCTAAATCATGTCCGACGATTTCTTCTACAGTATAATCCCCGCCTTTTACAATTAAGTCTGGCTTTAGTTTGTTTATTAGCTCATAAGGTGTATCTTCATCAAACAACACAACTTCATCTACATACGATATTAATTCAAGTTGTTCTTTTCTTGTAGTTTGGTCGTTTACCGGACGTTCATCACCTTTTAGTCTCTTAACGCTTGCATCAGTATTCAGTCCAACGATTAGTTTGTCTCCTAGTTCTCTTGCTTGTTTTAGCAAAGATAAATGTCCTTTGTGTAGTATATCAAAACAACCATTTGTGAATATGACACGTTTTTGTAAATCTTCTTCTTTAACTATATAAGTGCCACTATGCTTAACACTTTCGGTACTAGCGTTCACTGCAATTTGCAAACACTTTTCGTAATCGTATTCTTTAGTCAAAGCATACACAAAAGCGGCTATAAAACAATCTCCCGCTCCTGTTACATCATTAACTTCGACTTGTGTCACTGGTACTGTGTATTGTTTATTGTCAATGGTAGCAGTTACATCTTTACCAGCATTTGTAGTAATGATATTACCTTTCCACTTATTAAAATTGTAATCGACCATTTCCTTCTGATTTGGTTTTACTAACCACGCACCTTCGTAATTGTGTTGGTGATTCTTAGGATCAACAATTATTTTAAGATCATATCTTAATAAATGATCGATTATTTCTTTACTTCTTCCTAGTACACCTTTTCCATAGTCACTCAATACAGCGATATCATACTCACTAAAGTCTTTGTAATAAATTGTAGCCATCGCCTCTTCTGCGTTAGCATAGTTATCGTTATCTACTCTTGTTATATAATGACCATCAGAGATAATTCTAGTTTTCTGAGACGCTGGTTGCCCACTATCAAAGAGTGTAGTGTTTACTCCTAAACTTTTAAGATTTTCAAAAACAAGTCCTGCTCCTCCGTGTGTTGTAGTTTCTGATTGATAATTAACTACAGGAACTGGTGCTTCAGGACTTATCCTAGTGCTTGTACCATGAATATATACATCATAAATTACATCACCAATTACTATTACTTTCATAAATTTTCCTCTACAAATTGATCCGGCGATTTAAAGTCGTGATTGATAAGTGTATCCAATCGATTGTTATCACTACATGTATACATTTGATAAATTCCTTTAAGGTCATCTGGAACTGGAATATATTCTATAACTGCATTATAATGACTTGCTATTAACTTTGCCCAGTATTCAAATGTATATGTGGTACTTGTGCCGAGATTACAAATAAAACTTTCGTCGTGTTGTAAACACTCATACATAACATGTACTACATCATCAATGCATACAAAATCACGCTGTACTTTGTCACTGCCTTCAAATATTTTTATAACACCTGTATCTTTTGCTTGTTTAATAAAGTTTGTATATGGACTTCCCATGCCTACAGCTTGTTTGTGACTTTCTCTATTACCATATACATTAAAGAATCTCCAGCTTTGTATTTTACAACCAATTGTATTTCTAAAAATATTATCACAAATCAACTTACTACTGGCGTATAAATTTTTAGGAGCTTCGTTAACTGGGTGCTCTTGTGTACAGATATTATCTCCATAAACACTAGCACTACTAGCAAATACCATTGTGTTACATTTACTTATTAATCGTCTTGTATAGTCTACATTACTAGAATAGATTTTATCCCAATCTGTTTCTTTAGTACTACTATTTGCACCCATATGCCATACAGTATCACTTTTATCTATATTCATTTCTAGTAGTTCACTAGGACTTATCATATCTTCAAAACGTAAATGTGCAAGATTTTTTGTTTTTTCCATAGACAGATTGTCTACTAATAGAACATCATTATGTCCTTGTTTATTTAAGTATGCTACTAAGTTACTTCCTACAAACCCAGCCGCACCCGTGACGATATGCATTGTTAACTCCTATTTTGTACAACTATATATTAAAATTTTGGTTATGTCAATAACTATAAATATAATTATGTTAAAGTACATCAAGGAATGGATACAAGACTACAACGCCGTTCAACGTGAATTTAATGAAATGGGATATTTTACTATAAGTACGTGGTTTGGTCAATGGACACATATTGATAAAGAGATGTATAACGAATACAATGATAGACAAAGAAAAATTTCAAAGCGTTATAAGCAACTTAAAGAGTAGTGGTAATTACAGAGTATTCAACGATATACTCAGAGAACGCGGAGAGTATCCGCAAGCAATTTACTACGGACCTTATAATATAAAGAATATTGTTAACTGGTGTAGCAATGACTACCTAGGTATGGGTCAACACAAAGTTGTATTAGATGCAATGCATACTGCACTTGACCAAACAGGTGCGGGTAGTGGAGGTACCAGAAACATAGGTGGCACTAGTCATTATCACGTTGCATTAGAATACGAACTGTCGAAATTACACAACAAACCGTCGTCTTTGTTATACTCCAGTGCTTATGTTGCCAATGAATGGACACTTATAGCACTTAGTAAAATAGTAAAAGACATTGAATTTGTAAGTGATAGCAAAAATCATGCTAGTCTTATACAAGGTATTAGACACAGCGGTGCACCTAAACATGTGTTTGAACACAACGATATGGATAGCTTAGAACAAGCACTAGCACAAGTAGAAGGCACAGCTTGTATTGTATTTGAAAGTGTATACAGTATGGATGGATATACAAGCAAAATACCTGAAATAGTTGCACTTGCGAAGGAATACCAAGCTATAACATATTGTGATGAAGTACATGCTGTTGGGCTATACGGAGATACTGGTGCAGGATATTTGGAAAAACTTGGATTACAAGACCAAGTAGACTTTGTAAATGGAACACTAGGCAAAGCATTTGGTTGCCAAGGAGGTTATGTTACCGGAGACGATGTTGCTATTGATGCAATACGAAGTGTAGCAAGTGGGTTTATTTTTACTACTAGCATGAGTCCAGTTATATGTGCAGGTGCATTGAGTAGCATAAAATATCTTCGCAGTGAGCATGGAGTTGAACTGCGAGAACAACATCAAAATCGTGCAACAAGACTAAAGAAAATACTCAGACACAAAGACATAAACATGATAGAAAATGATACACATATTGTTCCTGTTGTAGTAGGAGATCCAGTTCGTTGTAAACAAATAAGTGATACATTACTAAATGATCACAACATTTATGTACAGCCAATTAACTATCCAACAGTACCAGAAGGTACAGAACGTTTGAGATTTGCTCCTACACCAATGCACAGTAACGCAATGATTAGTGATCTTGCGGAAAAATTAGAGGAAGTATTATGAGCGAAATATGGGATAAACTTATCGATTGCGAACAAAAGATTATTGCGAAATGTGCTAGTTTAGGCAAAGAAAATTTTGACGATCCTGAGTTCGATTGGCTTAATAAAGTATACCAAGGTGAACATTTTAGACGAGCACATATAGATAGTGTAGATGCCAGAGACTCAAAAGGTTTGTATATGACTCATATATGTGTATTTCCAAAGTTTGACAATGATGCTCCTATATACGGATTTGATATTATAGCAGGTAAAAACAAAGTTACTGGTGCTTTCCATGACTATTCACCTACTGTAGATTGGGAACATTCTATGTGTCATTTGTTTAGAGATTGTGTACAAGATTTAGAATGGAAGAAAGAACGTGAACTTCCTCCTTGGGCTCAAGCTATATTCAGTAAACATATGGTAGCCGCAAGTAATGTAAAAGTAGATGAAATGGATCAAGTTGTAACTATGGCATTAGATAATCTAGACATGTACTTTGAAGAACTACCTAAATACACTAGTAATACATTAGATGTAGATCAAATCAAACGTAAACAAAACAGATACTGTCATTACCAGAAACAAAACCCACATACACCCAAAGCTATGGAAGCACTAGGGCTTGATCCAGATGATATACGACATTTTATTCAAGATTGTTTGTTTCCTGAGGTTAGTTCTTAGTAGTAATTAACTTACCATATTCAGGAAGATACAAATATTCAATATCACTTTGTTGCAATGTCCATAATGCATCTTCTAATGTTTCAACCAATGGCTCTCCGCCTAAGTTAAAACTAGTGTTGAATATAACAGGAACACCAGTACGTTCTTTCCACGCTTTGATTAAATTGTAGTAGTTTGGATTTTCTTCTTCAGTTACTGTTTGTATTCTACATGTTCCGTCAACATGTATAATAGCCGGAATCTTTTCTTCTACTCCTTGCTGACAGTTAACTGCATACATCATATGCGGACTGTCTTGCATACCACGTAAATCAAACCAATCGTGTACATCTTCAGCAAGTATAGTTCCAGCAAATGGTCTAAAGTATTCTCTTCTTTTTATTTCATTCACATGATCTTTACCGTCTGGGTCTCTTGGATCATACAATATACTTCTATTGCCTAATGCTCGAGGTCCATTTTCACAACGTCCTTGGAAGATGCTAACAATCTCTCTTTTTTCTAACAAATCAATAATATCTTCTTGTGAAGCATCACTAACAGTTGCATCATATTCTGTTGCAAGAGAATCAATATCTTCTTGATTGTAGCAGTAAGCAGGCCCTAAGTAAAGTGTTTGTGGTGTCTTTTCCATTGATTGTGTTATATGGTGATGATAATACAATGCGGCACCCATTGCAGTACCAGCATCATTACTGACAGGTTCAACATAAATGTTAATGTCTTGGTCTTTAAGTGCTTCTAGATAATGATAATTTGCAACACAGTTAAGACCGTATCCGCCACTTATAACAACATTATTACATCCAGTACTGTCTACTGCTTTGCGTATAATGTTAACCATTTCTTCTTGCGATTGTGTTTGTACTGCATAAGCCATATCTCTACGATTTTGTAGTTTTGTAAGATCAGGTCTTATGTGATTAACATTTTGAATCACGTCAGGATCATCATCAAATGATTGCAATGCTGAATATAATCCATTGTTTACAAATGCGCCATTTGGATAGTTAGGCACAAACATAGATCTACTAGAAAGTCGATTTTCTCCATATTGTTCATATAATGGAGGAATATTATCATTAGGCTTACCGTATGGAAACAATCCCATTGTCTTACCTGCTTCGATTTCAGCAAATCCACAATAATCAGTTACAGCTTCGTATGTTTTCGTAATACCAGCACGATCAGAGATTAAGACCTCAAGACTTTCTTGACCAGTTAATGGATCTTCTAACATAATAGGACCTTGATAAAAGGTTTTAATATCAGTAGTACCCATGTGTTTGTATATAGTATTAATACTAGAAGGATACTCGCAGGTAAAAATACTTTCAACCTCATAACCTACTATAGCTTGTTTTTCATTATTAAGTGGATAAAATGTTCCTGCTCCATCTGCTATAACTGCAACTGCTTTATCAAAGCCACTACGATAAAATGCACAAGAAGCATGTAGTTTGTGATGTATTCCAGACAGGTCATATACTTGCGGATGTGTAGTCTTGTATCCGCTTTCTAATTTAGGATCGATAAGTCCAAGTTTTCTAGCCATTCCACTATATACATCATCTCCAGCATAATCAACTGTGGCGGCAGTTTCAATAAGTGATTGGGTATGTGCAATAACTAAGGCATCAATTCTATTTGTATAATCTAAAGTTTTTACCATAGCGGCAAACGGCCCGCCATCATATTTTCTTCTACTTAATCTTTCTTCTTCGATGCTAAAAACAATTTTACCATCTTTAAGCAAGCAGGCGCCGCCATTGTGTCCTCTTGCAATAGCTAAAATATAGCCAGTTTGTTTTCGAGTAGTATTTGTTCGCACTACTCTGTAGATACCTTCTTGGTCATGGTCTGACATTATTACCTCACTTTTGTTGATTTAACACTGCCAATGGGGCTTGTGTTTTTGCATTTTCTTTGCCAAGGTTATTAATTTTATTTTGTATGTGGTCGAATTTTTTCTGATCAATAGGAGTTTGTTTAGTAAGACCAAGTTTATTAGTAACAGTTTTAATCACATCTTTAACTTGTTTCTCAGTCATTACCATAGAATCTTCATTAGCTCTTTCAGAATCAAAGTCCATTGTAATTCTAAATGGATTGTATATTCTACCTTTGTCTTTACCGTTATCAATAATAGTAAAGTTTTTAGTATTAGTATAACTTATATTCTGAGGAAATGTTGATCCAATAATAACCGTAGCAGGT